GCCATCCTTGTGGACCGAACCGGTGGTGGTGCAGTGCCAGGTCCACAATGGCGAGCAGATGTCGAACGCGGTGGATTTTGCCTTCAACAATCCTGGCGCGACGCGAGCCGACCCGGACGACCTCGAGGAAGACATCGACGAGGCGATCGACAACGACGAGATCAAGCCGCTGCATCGCTCCCGTCATCCCAGGAAGAAGAAGAAATGAGCACGCCAGTCGTAACCGTGGCGGCCGGCGGCATTCCTGTGGTCGACACCACGGCGACGCTCAAGACTGGCCTTCCCGTGACGGAGGCGCTCAACGGCCGCGGCACTGCCGTGACCAAGGTCTCCACCGGCGGCGCGCCGGTGACCTATGTCGTGGTCTCGACCACGGGAGGGCTGCCGCCATGACGGTCGAGCTGGTCGAGATCGAGCCGGGGCGCTGGCGCGTCAAGCGCGAGCCGCTCACGCCGGCGCGCTCGGATCTGCCGATGCCGATGGTGATCAGCGACATCATGGAGCCGACCGAGCAGGTCGACGGAAAATTCTACACGTCCAAGAGCGCCTTTCGCGCGGTCGGTCGCGCGCTCGGACTGACCGAGGTCGGCAATGAGAAGCCGAAACCGCGCCGGCGTCCCGCACCAGACAAAGCCAAGGCGCGCGAGGCCGTCGAGCGCGCCGCGGCCCGCTACCAGGCAGGAGAACGCTGCAATGCCAAGTAAGACGCCCAAACAGGCCCGCACCATGCGCGCAGCCGCGCACGACAAGGGCTTCGCCAAGAAGCTGGGGATCCCGCAGAAGGTCGCGCGCGAGTTCGTCGCCGCCGACAAGCGCAAGCCGCCCAAGCGAAAATAACCGGAGATCAACATGTCGGATACCTCAGCGCCGGCGGCACCCCCGCCGAGTGCACCCGCGCCTGCGCCCACCACCCATGAAGTGCCCGTCAACCAGACCCCGACCGCCAGTCCGACACCGCTCGGCCCGCAGACGCCGGACCGGCCACCGGAGGCCCGGCACCCGACCGCGCGGGAGAGCATCCAGCGCGCCTTTGAGCGCGCCAATAATCCGCAGAGGCGGGAGGCCAAGCCGGAACGGGCCGCGCCGCCGCCGGCGGAGGCCAAGAAGGGCCACAACCAGCCGCCCGAAGACACGCCGACCATCAATCTGCGCAAGCGGCCGTCGGGGCCGGTCGCTGACGGTCAGCCACGCGGCGACCGCGGCCGGTTCGCGCCGCGACAGCCAAGCGACGAAAATGTCCCGCAGCAAAATCCGTCGCCAGGTGCGCCTGGCCAGGCGCAGCCCGCGCGCGTTCACGCGCAGCTGCCCGAGGGCGCACCCTACCGCGAGCCGCCGCAGCGCATGGCCGACGTCGCCAAGGCGGACTGGGCCACCGTGCCGGAGACGGTCCGCGGCGACGTGCACCGCATGCACCACGAGTTCGGCGAGGCCTACAAACGCTACCGCGGCGACAACGAGGTGATGAACAGCATCCGGCCGTTCCAGGACCTGGCGCGGAAGCATGGCACCACGCTGCAGAAGGCGCTGACCAACTACGTCAACATGGAAACCAAGCTGCGCGCCGATCCGGTCGCCGGCCTCGACACCATCGTCAGCAATCTGAACCTGCAGGGACCGGACGGCCGCAAGATCACGCTGCGCGACGTGGCCTATCACATCCTGAGCCAGTCCCCGGAGCAGCACCAGCTGATGCAGACCCGCAACGGCCAGAACGCGGCCGCGCATCAGATCGGCGCGCTGCACCAGGAGATCGAGGGCTTGAAAAACACGCTGCAGCAGATGCATACTCAGCAGCAGTTCACCTACACCCGGTCCGCCGTCGACCAGTTCGCCGACAGCCACCCGCGGTTCGATGAATTAGGTGACCTGATCGAGAACGAGTTGAAGCTCGGCTTCGATCTCGACACTGCCTACCGCCGCGCGGAGCTACTCCGCCCGAGCACACACGCGGCTCAGACCCGCACCACACCGGCTCAGACCCGACCCGCAGATCGCAGCATCCACGGAGCCCCCGACGGCCCCTCGAACGGCACGTCACGGCCCAAGGCTGCCAGCAAGACGCCGCATGATGCCGTTCAGCGCGCCTTCAACACGTTGGCCGGCAGACATTGATCTGACCCCTTAGCCCGTGTGGAGCAACCATGCCCAACATCACCACCAATGCTGCCTATCAGCAGATCCTAAGTATGGCCCTGGAGGATCGCTCGTCGACCTACCAAGACCTGGTCTCCAACAACAACGCGATGCTCGCCGTGATGCGGCGCAAAGGCCTGTGGCACACCTACTCCGGACCAAAAATCCGGCAGACGCTGCAGATCGGCAAGCAGTCGGCGCAGTGGTACTCTGGCTACGACCAGCTGCTCAACCCCGCGCTCGACCTGTTCAACGACGCCTTCTTCGATCCGAAGATGTGCGTGATCCCGATCATCCTGTCGATGCAGGAAATCCTCAACAACGAGGGCGAGGCGCAGCTGTTCGACGTGTTCTCGACCTACATCTCCGCCGGCGAGAAGGCGCTCGAGGATGCCATGGACCAGGGCATCTACTCCGACGGCACCGCCAACGGCAACAAGCAGATCACGGGAATGGCGACCGCGGTGCCGATCGTCAACAACACTGGCATCTATGGCGGCATCGATCGCTCCACCGCGATCATCTGGCGCACCGGCATCTTCGACGCCAATAGCTTCATGCCGGCGCTCGGCACCCAGGTCACGTCAGCCACGATCCGGCCGATGCTCAACGCCATCATGACCAAGCAGTCCAGGGGCCGCGACTACGCCGATCTCATGGTGATGAGCCCGGAACATTATGCGGCCTATGACGCCGCCACTGTGGCGATCCAGCGCCAGACCAACGAGACCTCGCTCGGCCAACTCGGCTTCTCCGCGCTGGAATATATCGGTGGCGGCAAGCGCGCCGAGATCGTGCTCGACGGCGGCATCGGCTCGAACATGCCGTCCAACACCACGCTCGGCATTAACACCGACACCATGCGGCTGCGCTATCACCCGAGCCGCAACTTCGACAAGCTGTTCGAGGGCCAGGGCATGATGCCGATCGACAAGGACGCGATCGCGCAGTTCATCGGCTGGATGGGCGAACTGACCATGACCAACCCGCTGTTCAACTGGCGCTTCTACGACAGCAACCCTGCGGCGTGAGCTGCAGAGTACGGGACCGCCGACGTGAGGGTTGAACCCCTAGCCCCTCATCCTTCCCACGAAGGCGGTCCCACCCAACAGGAGAGACTGCATGCCCTACCGCGACCCTGACGACGCGCTTGTCGTATTGTTCAAGCAACTGGCCGTAAAGAACCTGGTCAAGTCACTGGCCGAGGGCCGTGACATCTTCGACGACATGGAGGTGTGCGAGATCCGCGCGCCCGGATCCAAGGAAGTGAAAGTGTTTCCGGCGACCGGGTTCTCGCACTGGGCCGGCGGCGAGTATGGCGAGGAGCAATACAAGGTCAGCTACGCCGAGCGGTTCTCGCACCAGTACCGGCAGTTCAAGATGAAGGCGCAGCAGACCAAGAGCGGCACGCCGCTGGAGTATGCGATCTTCCTGTCCGAGGCGCGCCGCGCCGAGCTGCGGGCGCAGAACATCTACACCGTCGAGCAGCTCGCCGAGATCGATGGCGCCGAGTTGAAGAACCTGGGCGCCGGCGGCCGCGACATGAAGAACCAGGCCATCGAGTTCATCGAGGAGAGCCGGGCCAGCGCGCCGAATAAGCAGATGCTGGCGGAGCTGGAGGCGCTGAGGGCGAAGAACGCCATCCTCGAGGAGGATCTGCAGTTCAGGAAAACCCAGGAGGACAACGCCCACGCTGAGTTCGAGGAAATGTCAGTCGATGAGCTGCGCGACTACATCACCACCAACACCGGGCAGGCGCCGCTCGGCTCGCTGAACAAGAAGACGCTGGTGCGCATGGCGATCAACGCGCGGCCAGAGAAAGCAGCATGAGATGACGGTGCTGTCGGTGGTGAAGGATGTCTGTGCGGCGGTGGGCGTCTTGATCCCGACGTCGATCACCACGGGCATCACTACCAACCGCACCATGCAGGAGATGCTGTCGCTGGCCAACGAGATGGCGCAGCGCATCGCCTACGACGTCCGCGACTGGACCCAGCTCAAGAAGGTGCAGACCTACAATGGTGACGGCGCCGCGACGGCATTCAATCTGCCGGCCAACTACAAGCGGATGCTGCTGACCAGCAATCTGTGGCGCTCGACGTCGTCGCTGGTGCCGATGCGGTTCGTGCCCGACACCGACGAGTGGCTGCAGCGCCGCTCCCGCAACTATGTCGATGCCTACGGCGAGTGGACCATGCTGGGCGGCCAGATCCAGATCTGGCCCGCGATGGTGGTGGGGCAGAGCGCCTACCACGGCTATCTCGACAAGAACTGCGTCGCATTGGCGAGCGGCGGCAACGGCAACAGTTTCCAGGCCGACAACGACAGCTACGTGCTCGACGAGCGGCTGCTCAAGCTTGGCATGATCTGGCAGTGGAAGGCCAACAAGGGCTCGCCCTATGCCGAGGATCTCGCCACCTACGGCGACGCGCTGTCGTTCGTAACCTCGCATGACAGCCCGGCGCCGATCCTGATCGGGCGCAAGCCGATCTCGGCCAATGCCCGCGTCGCCTATCCCTGGCCGGTGCCGACGCCATGAGCCAGTTCAGGGCATACAAGCGCACGGCAGTGCCGCAGCAGGTGGCCTCGCAGCTGCAGCTGACGACAATCCCGGCGCCGACGCGCGGCCTGGTGCTGAACGAGAACTGGAGTTTCATGCAGCCGGGCGCCGCCATCGTGCTCGACAACTGGAAGCCGACGCTGACCGGGATTGCGTTGCGCGGCGGCTGCATTCGCTGGTGCGATCTGCACGCGCTCGACACGCCGGTGCCCCCGGTGCCGAGCACGTCGCGGCTGCCCGTGGTCTCGATGTTCAGCTACTCCGACGGCAACGTGCACAAGATGTTCGCTGGCCAGCCCGCCAAGCTGTTCGACGTCACGGGCACCACGCCAGTGCTGGTCAAGTCGGGGCAGTCCAGCGGCAACTACTGCGCCTCGCAGCTCGCCAACCAGAGCGGCAACCACATGCTGGTCGTCAACGAGGCCGGCGATTATCCGCTGCACTTCGACGGCTCGACCTGGACCACCTATAATTCAGGGCAGATCACCGCGCCGGCCGGCACCAGTGTCGCCAACGGACACAACCTCACCTACGTCTGGAAGCACCGGGAACGCTACTACTTCATCGAGGGTGGTAGCATGAACGCGTGGTACCTGCCGATCAATGCCGTGCAGGGCGCGCTGCAGATGATCCCGCTCGCTGGCGCCGCCAGCAAGGGCGGCCGCCTGTTGTGGGGCGCCTCGTGGTCGGTCTCGGTCGGTGATGGCCTCGACAACAAATGCGTGTTCTGCACCGATTTGGGCGAGCTGCTGATCTTCACCGGCAGCGATCCGTCCAACGCGTCGAACTGGACCCAGCAGGGG